TTGAGTTAATGCTGTTAAACCTAAAGCTGTATTTATATCACCACCTTGTTCATCTGGCTTAGTAGGTTGTAATAGAGACTTCACTATCTCTAATTCCTTATTACCTTGAGCCTGTGCTTGAGTCTGTTCCATTGCACGTTGATGTTTAATTCCATTACGTTCTTCTACAAAATCAAGATTTTTATTATCAGCATTTGCACCAGCTTCTTTAGCTTTTGCTTGGTTCAGTAATATCTGAGATTTTATTTCTTCAATCTCTAACTGAACTCTTTGCAATTCTAACTCCTGCATAGGATTAGGTTCTGGTACATATGTTCTTAACTTCTGGGCTAACTCAGGCATACGTTTTAAATCTGCTATTTCAGATAACAACATTCTACGTATAGCAGGGTCTTCATTAGGACCAATTGTTTGTAACATAAATCCCAAATCCTGAGCCTTCATGTTATCCACTTCAGCAGTAGATATATCAACAATTGAATCAAAATTACCTGCTAAATCTTCACGCATAATTGGAACAAATTCATTGTTTGTTACACGTATAACTTCCACATCACTTAAAAACACAGCATTCATTGCTATGATTTTATTACCTATCTCAGAGATACCTTTTGCCAATCTACGTAAAATACTCATTTCACGTTTGGCTGCTGCATCCAATACACTCTTAATACCTGTAGCCACTGAACCATAAGAAGTACCATTCATACCATCAGAGAATGATTTAGTACCTGTCATTGCTTCTACTTCTTGGTTCTGCTGAGCAAGCATATTAAATGCAGATGCTGGTATTTCAGGAAACTTGTGAGTAACCATAGAAGCATCAATATTATTAACTGGATTAAACTCATAGTTCTGACCTGAATCAAATCTACGCTTGTTCAATGGGTCTAATAAGCCTTTTGCCATACCTTGCTGACCATTAGCTGACTTACCCACTAAATCAACCATACCCCTTAACAGAGCACCCATGATACGTTGATTATCTTCTAATAACTCTGCATCTGGTTCACCATACAGTTCACGTTTCACAGGTGAATATGGAACCAAAACAAAAGGTAACTTCTTATCTGGGTATTCATTTTCTTCCAGACGAATAAGAGTACTACCAATCCATGTAGCTACAATTGGCACCAATTCATTATTACCATGAATATCGTAGAACCCCCAGTACTCATAGGCCACAATACGTCTACGTAATGGGTCACGATTCTGATATTCCTGTGGGGTAGAAGTAGCATGGTCTGGGTCAACTAATGAGCTGACATTAGCCCAATCAATTGCATCCAAATTAGAGTACTTACCTGACTTAATTAAATCAGCTTGATTAGTTTCAAATGAAACAATTACAAACAATGCTTTCAATAAATCCCCGTTACACGAAGGGTCTATATAAACATTCATTGGATTCAATATTTCTACAACAGGTTTATTCTCAACAACAATTTCTTTCTCTACTTGTTGAGTACCTGACTGAAGTGCATATGTTGGTACTTGGGTATTTTCAAAATAATCCACAGCAGCTTTAACTGCTGGGTCTACAGTTTCATTATAACTACGAGGGTCTTGAGCCTTTAAAGTTAGAGCTTGTGTAAGTACCTCAGCTTGCTCTGGAGACTCAATACCATAGTGAGTCCAGACAGGTACAGTTTCTGCCATAGTTTTAATAACTCGTTCCCAAGCTACACGAGCAATACAAGTACCTTCATCTACAACTGCACGAATGTAGTCATCAATGAATTTGATTTTGTTTAACTTGGTTCTGAACTGCCAATTCAGTAACAACTCATTCTGCTTAGCAGCAGCAGTATCCTCAAAAGTTACAGGATGTATTTTAAATAATGAGTCAGTATTCAGAAATGGTTCAGATAAGGCTGAGTATCTCCATTCAGCTTGTCTACGAATAATCTTAGGTTGAATACTTGAACGAGTAGCTGATTTAGGTGGTCTGGCATCACCAGTCACTTTAAGCAAACTATCCCATTTACGTATTCTAGAGACTTGGTTGTCATGACTCGTTCTGGAGTCTTCCAAATCCTTTTTTAGAATATCAAGTGTTGGCTCTTTTAACCAATCAGTTAGCTTAGCTACTGCTGGTACACCATCATCTACATTAACGTCAGCCATAACACCACCTAAAATTTGAATAAGTTTCTATCAGCTTTAATTTGTGCTGACAGTATAGTTATTTCTCTGTCACGGAGTCTAACAACTTCTGAGAGTTCTTTAACCACGTATCTGCCTTCTTCAAGTGAACTGTCGAGTTGGGCTGCATAATCTGCAAGACCTCTGCACTCAATGGCTCCACCTTCGGCTTTACGTTTATATATTGCTGCTCTGGTTTCACTGAGCTGCAACCGTTCAGTATACTCAGACTCAATGCCAGCGAGACTATCATTAAAGTCTGTCTTACTTTTAAGTATTTCATGATTCAATCCTGCTATTGTCAGAATGTAAGCTTGTTCTTTTTGATGGTTTAATTCTATTAGTCTATCAGCTTCTTGTTTTAATTCTTTTTTACTCTTTTCCCATTCAAGCTGAACAAAGTTTTTACCTGACTGATTACCTAAATAATATGAACCATATAACAAACCAGCAGCAGTACCCAATGCTATCAATATAGATAGACTACTCGGTAATTTTAACATTAGATACTCCATAATCTTTACATTTAGTAAGAGGAACATTTCCTACACGATTATCCACCCAACCCACGGTATATTGATTATGCTGGGTCAAGCTCATGTAAAATGTTACTTGATAACCATCTAGAGCTTTAAGCATTAACTCACATGCCTTCACTTTACCTCTAGCTTTTTCTAAACCTAAATAAGCATTAATCGTTGCTGAACCTACCTTACCGTCAGCAACCACTAAAGGGTAGTCTTTACCACCCCTGCTAAATGAATTCAATGAGGACTGTAGCCATTTTGATGGCCTACTCGGTCCAGTATTGACACCAGCATCAATAACCTTATGAGCTACTGCTGGCTGTATTTGAACCAAAGGAAGAAACCCAGTTTTTACTATGTACTCATTATAGTAAATCTCTTGAGCATACTCTTTGGGTAAATCTTTCATAGAACCTACATAACCATAATCCCGTGCTACTTGTACAGTTACACCGTGATTAGTTTCTCCAGCATGGTCAACAGTAAAACCGCCTTCTACTGCGATGATAGAAGCTACAATAGCAGCAGCCGTTACACCTAAGGCAGGTTTTCCATACTTAGTCATATGAGTTACTTTTTAAACGTTGAATTTCAATTTCATGGCGTTCTTGTTTACGTCTTTCATCCAACTCTTTTCGTTCCTCATCTTTTAATAGTAACTCAGTTCTTAACTGATTAAACTCCATTTCCTTTTCGTGACGTTTACGTTGGAAATAGTAGTTAATAATAAAACCACCAATAGTAACAAGAATACCTATTAAAATGGCAGCAGCACTACTTGTTATCCATCCATAAAATGTAGTCACAGTACCCCCTGCCATACCCCATTTACTAGCTACATCCGATATAGTTGCATCTACATTAATCTGATTAACAAGTGCATCTATTCTGATTTCACCTAACTTGTTTAAATCATTACTCATCACTCACCTCATCTGTACGTACCAAAGCAATTACCTGCTCATGAGTTAGTAAAGATACTAGACCACTTCCTTGTGTAAATTCAAACTCAATTCCAGCATTTTCTTGAATATAATTAATTAGTTCAAGTAGTGCTATTGGCTCAATATTAATGGCAACATACTCTATACCATTGAACGTAAAGCATCCGGGTTCTGGAGCCAAATTAAAAGCTACAGACTGAGCTTGATGGGCTTCTTTAGAGATAACCACATACTTTGGTCCCTCCAATAATAAAAATTCATCAAAGGTCATTTTAAGCCTCTATCCAGTTAGCTGATGTAGCATTAGAAATTGTAAGTACATTAGTACCCGAAGTTGGATTTTGTGACATTGCATTATAAGTAGCTATAGGCCAAAGTATTCCACCTATCTTCACATCAAACTGAATACCTTGAGTAAATCGAACATACGTACCTGCTGTGTTATTAACTGCTGCACCTAGTACAGTTAATGCTGCTGCTTCTCTTGTAGCACCACGAGTGAATGAAGTAGTTAAAATAGGTGTATCTAAATCACCTATCAATGTTTTCCATACAGTTATGGTAGTGCCTACGAGTTTAATACGATAACGCTTATTGGCCTCATAACCTTGAGCCACAGAAAGCAAATTAAAGTTAGTACCTCCTACCATTATCTGAAGTACATTTGTTACTGCACTTTCAAGTAGGAATTCAGATGCACCACTTAGGTTTACTTGTTGGCTTAGTATGGTTTGTCTTGGACCCAAAACAGAAGGAGACATAAACTCTATATCTATATCACCATCCACGTTAATAGCTTTGGTATTAAACACACCACGAATACCTACACCATCAAAGTTTAGATACCAACGCTTTAATCCATTGTATCTGAATGGTCTAGACAACGAGACCATTCGATGTCTCGTTATCAGTCTCATAATACAAATGCCTCTGCACGTACAGTCACTGCTGTCAGTGAACTATCTTTACGTCTTACACCAATTTGGTTAGCATTCGTAATACCTTCAATCATACGACTCTGACCAGTAGGTATAGTAATGAATTCACCTACACCATTACGACGATATTCTATGTCAGTACCTGTATGGTTTACTATGTCAATAAAAGCACAAACCTTTGAACCAAAAGAAACATAAGCATTACCTGTAACCGTCGAGGTAACAGCAGTAATCACAGTAACTTCAGAGTAAGTAGGAGCTTTCACTTGAGTAGTTAACAGTGTAATCAATGCAGCTAAACTAACCACATTTTCTGGTATTGGACTTAATGACAGATTAGCAGGTGTACCACCTAATGCTTTTAGGATACCTTCTAACACATCAAGTTTATTATTACGTTCACGTTGGTCCATATATCACCACCATATTTAAGTAAATAAAAAAGAGGGAGCATTTAGCTCCCCTAATTAAAACACACTTTATTGCTTCCTGCTAAGGTATCTTATTTCCTTGATTCCATAAACTGTTGTACTTGTTCCTCACTCATTTCAAATATGAGTTTATGCTTCATATCCTTTCTATCGTAAACTACCTTGCTAAGGTTATCTACCACCTGTCCATCCACATCAAGTACAACATGTAGTTCTTTTTTCTGGGTCACTACATACAAAAGTTTACCTCCTACTTTACGCTTCATCCATAAAGCGTAATCTTCACAATCACCACGTAGAGATGCTACCCAAACATCCTGTCTACCATACTGGTCAATATCCTCTATATACCTGTGCTGCTTCATTGCATTTGCATGTTGCTGTTGTAACGTAGGTGGAGAGCATCCAACAAGTAACACCACCAGTAATAAAAGATATTTCATTTTGGTTCCTTAGGTTACGTTAAACACAATTGCATCCCAATAAGTATCAATTTTCTTATTACTGTTATCAGAGGAAGAAAATGAACTCAGTTGTACTCGTGCATATTTTGTGCCATTGGGTGCTGTGCTTATCAGTTTTAAATCCATCCAACCATCAAAACTTGAAGCTGAATCAGTATCTGCAACAGTATAGTTGGTTGACCAACCTACAGATATTTGATTCTTATCCTCATCTAAAAATGCAACAGATATAGATACACCACCTGTCACTGGGCCTGTAGCACCACCTTCTCTACGAATGACCCATTTAACTTTACCTGCACCCAAACACAAATTACCCATACCACATGGAACATCCTGATACACATAACTGGAGTTCCAAGATGCACCACCATTGTAGTCAACAGTAGTTTTCAAACACTGACTGCCTACCCAATTGGTATCGTTACTTACAACAGCTACACCTGTATTAGGTGTAACAGTATCTACTTTCCAGAAGCGTGGTAATGTACCTGCTGCACTACCTTCAAAATCACAGTTAGCTAAACTTCTGCCAACAAGATTACGTGCAATAGGAATAGGGAAGTACGTAAAATATAAAGAGTTAACACCAATACTACCCTCTAAATACACACGACCACCACCACCAACTAACTCTAAGAAACCATCAGTTTCATAAGTAACAGCATCAATTGCACCTTGTCTGATACCATTATCTGGACGATACAATGAAACCGAACTCATATTAGGAGCCACAATAGAAAGACCACCAGCATATGGGTGACGAGCTGCATCTGTACCTTGTAAACAGTAGAACAGGTTTGAATAAACTGCTGTATTACGGATTACAATATATGGTCCAATCAGAGCACAGAAAGCAAACAAACCTGTTACTTCTAAGAAACGTTTATTCTTAGCAGTCGATGCAGGATTCTCAAAGTGAGGTCCAAACATCTTCACGTTAGCATCACCTTCTACTGTAACTCTCATGTTATCAAATGAACCACCATCTACAATCCAGAAACCAGCACTAAATACTACACGACCAAACTCACCATCTGCTAAACGTAAATGGTTGTCTGCAATAAAACAGTGAGTTAACTTCATGTTCTCACCAAAGTCGATACCACTAAAATAACTTGGAGTTCTCCATGAACCACCAATAGTATTTACGTGTTCCAACTCAACTGCCCAGCTACCTGTCCAAAAATCTACTACATCATCAAAATCAAATACGTTTACATTACTCACTTTAAACTTACTGGTTACTGCTACTGCTGAACCAGAAGAAGTACGGGTAGTTGCATGGCCTATCTGCAAACCAGAACCTCTACGTTGAGCACCATTCTCACCTATACAGAATCCTTTCATCACTACGTTGTTACTATTATTCAGGCGAGTACTGTATGTATCTGAAGTTGTATAACGACCACGAATCTTAATGGCATAACCTTGAGTAGGGTCACCTGCCCAACGTAATGCACACATGCCATCACTATGCCATCCACCACTTTCTACAAATATTTCAAATGAAGTACCCACAGCAAAGTTATAAATCTTGGTGTGGTCAAAGACTAATTTATTTCGAGTGTTCGTATCTCTGCAATAGTTATGAGCCATCGTCACATATTGGTCTATGGTCATAATTCCATCATTGAAATCTTCTACATAAACAGAACCAATAGCTTTCAAATAACGTCCACCTGATACAGCTATTGGGGTAAACGTAGTAACTACCTTCCATACAGTTAATGCAGTACGATAGATTTTATTGGTTACAAGCCCACTCCCTAATGCAATAATTGCAGTCACATGAGGATATTCCTCAATAGTACCACCACCACCCCCTGTACCAGCTTCAGCAATATCTTCTTCCAACCCTGTAAAGTATTCAGCAAGGTTATCATATGGAGCCAAAACAGCAGCTAACTCACCTGTAGTAACTCCACCCACATCAGCCGTACCTGCTGCTAATGCTGCTGCTAAAGCACTATCTCCACTCTCATACCCAATACCTGTACCAAGTAACTGAACGAAGTTAGCTTCAGCCATACCCACAAACATAATGTAAATACCACCAGTAGTAGTACCATTATATTCTGGTTCAAAATTAACCGTAATAACAAAAGTCTCATTAGGTCGTAAGACCATAGGAGCTGTGTGGCTAATATTAAAAGCACCCACTGCTTGAATAGATGAAACAGTTAAATCACTGAATCCAACATTTCTTACAGTAGTTGTCTGATTGCCAGATATTTCACCCACATCTACAGAACCAAATTCTAAAAATGGTGGAGTCAAACTCACAGCTTGAGCTTGCTGTTCACCAGTACGAGTATGAATAACTCGACTTGAGCAATTGCAATCTGCCATGATTAACCCTCCAGTAATTTGATACGAGCAGCCAATGCAACTAATACATCCTGCACATTACCTGCTATAAGTTGAGAATTAGTATCAGCAGTAATCATGACTTGAGATGCCAATCCTGTAGACAAAGCTCCTGCCACTGCCTTTACTTCTTCAATATTCATTGCCACACATTTTACGTGAGGATATGCGTTACCAATCATTCTATCCACCAAAGGGTCTAAGCCCCCCCTTATATCTAATGAATTTCTCATACCCAACCTCCGGTTGCAAACTTGGTTGTAGTAGTGCTGATACTTGAACTAACTATATCCGTAGCTACAGCTTCATCACATATACGATAAAAGTTATTTAAATGCTCACTTGCTTTAGCAGTTGATTCAGCACTATTCATATTCGTGTAAATCTCGTAAGCAACGTAAGCTGACAAAGCTTTTATTAATACGTCAGGTAGCTCAATATTAGCATCTAAGTTAGCTACACTAAGGATTTCGTGTTTGGCTTGGTAACTTATTACTAATGCCCGGTAATCCCTTACACGAGGAACTTGAAGAATATTGTACACTGGTGTAAATACAGAGCAATCTAAAGTCGAATCATTTAATGGTAAGTTTCCTTGCTCATCATACACTTCAATCACTCGGATTAAATCCCCAGTGAAAGGTTCACACTCACTATCCTTTATATACGGATATGGAACTATTGCTGGGTCATACTGAGATTCAGTATACATAGGCTTCAGATGGTAGTTAGTTACACCTTCCACCATTTCAATCAGAAGCTCTTTGGTACACAAAGGAAACTTAGTATATAAAGCAAGCAACCCATCATTCATGTGCTGAATAATCTTCTTATGGTGTATTGGTTCTATGGTTCCATTACCATCGAAAGACAATGACAGATTTGAAAGCTCAGCATAAGACAACCTTTCAAAAAATTGTTTGATAATCATAAAACCTCACACTATGTAATTTGATAATGGACTTGTTTCTACAGTCTCGTGCATATCCCACATACGTACATCGTTAGGAGTAGCAACACCTGTAGAGGATGGCTTCCAAGCTTTCATATAAGCTAACATGGATATGGTATCTATGGCATCATCTTTGCCTTTAATACCATTCTTTGTAGCCATTCTTATTTGCTGTAGGAATACACCAATAATAACACTTGCACGGAGTTCTTCAGGAAAATAAAACTTACCTGCTTTGAACCAAGGAACAACCAACTGGAATCTGGATAACTTATCAACTGGTGGGCGTATACCTGCTTCACCACCTTTACCATTACTGGCAAAATTAAACCAGATATTACGATTCATCATTTCTTCTTGGAGCCAAGAAACAAAACCACCCTGCTGACCTGTCACCTCTATACCAACAGACAACGGTACATATTCTTGAACCAAACGAAACAAATCATCTACCGTATGGTTCATTGTCTGTCTTGCACAAATACCATCTACCCAAAACCAATCCCCATTAGAATTGTAAGCCCATACTGAAATTACGTTAAAGTCAGCTTTAGATTTATCAGACGTAGCAAAGTCAGAGGTAATATAGAAATTAAAGTTCTGCTTATTACTCAGCAATTGCTGTCTGCTATACCAACGAATTTCATCATCTTGTACTAGTCGTTCATCTTCAGAAGTAATCTGAATCATTAACTCTTGATAAAATGAAGACAGCTTACCTGTCTCTACTGCCAAATTATATTGAGACTGTATAAAGTCAAAACTAAAACGGTCAGGCCATGCACCAGAGAATTGCTCACGAGTACATGGAAAAGTTTCACATACAGGCCATACGTTCACATCCCATGCACCAGATTCCACTGCTTCTACTAATACATCCTCCTTATTAAAAGGAGTACCATTAAAGATTATCTTTCTACGTGTAGGGTCAAGTGCATGGTTTACACCTTTATACACAGTATCCTTAATTGTAATCATGGATGCTTTACTATTTGCATCCTCATCACTTACCAAGTCATCTAGAATTGCAAGCACTGGACGTTTACCAAATATCTTCGTACCACGTATACCAGTCTTAGCACCAAACATTTTTATACCCAGTCTTCCACCTTGCTTATTTGTAAACTCCAAATACTTATCAGTGAAAACTGCTTTAGGTATCCATTCCTTTAGGAACTCAGAATTCTCATATCTATACTCAATGTTCTTTCTGGCGTTCTTCACACCGTTGTCCATCGAATCTGATACATAAATAATTCCAGTCACACTACCAAATCCGGGTAACTCACCAAACACTGCTATATATAGTGAAAGGTATTCCATAAACACTGTAGTCTTAGCAGCCCCCCTGAAAAGTAAGTTAGCTATATAAGCTGAATTACTAGTTAATTTATCTAACATCTTTAGATGTAGAATAGGAGTCTTGTTATCCTCACCTTGTTCACCATTAACTAACTTGATAAAGTTAAGAAACATTAATGAGAAGTGTGTAGGTACGTAGTCAGTCTCTAATCCTTTATAGTCTACCTGACTTAACCAGTCCTCTAAGCTCTGCTTAATTAACATCAGTTACTCCTTTAACTAGTTTATGTTCAGCTATAGACTTAGTTGTAACTGAACCATCTATAATTAATCCCTGAGTCATCTTAGCCAAATCCAATAGAGTATTTTTCAAGTCATCCAACCCTGAGTTATTTCTCATATCTATATGTACTGTAGGACCAGACTCTTTTGGTGGAGCCAAATTAACAATGAGACTATTTGCAGCATTCACTCGTGCAATATCACTCTTACTATTAGCCATCACATCAACCAATGTATTGATAGCCTTCTGCACATTCCCTTGGTTCACTATCCATACAGGTATCATGGACTGCTCATATACCAGTGCCACTATTTTATTAGCATCATAGGCATGTACGTAAGCACTCATATCCTTAGGGGTAGTACCCTTGGCTATCAATGCCTGATGTCTATCTGGGAATGTCTTAAAGTAACTTGTCTGCTTGTCATTCCCCATGAGTCTATAACTCACATACTTCACAGCATTAAGGTAATCCTCTACCTTGAACTTACCACTGGTTAATACTGAGCTATAGCTAATAAAATTATCACGAATGTTCTCAGCTATTATTGGGTCCGTACTAGCATTATTTATTTTATCCAGTAATTCCTGTGTAGCTAATCCTTTCAAGGTATTAGGCAGGGTTACTTTTAATTCATCTAAATTCATTTTACTCTCCTGAAATATTTACTTGCTTACCCCTCTACTTTAGATTACCTTTAGTTTTATAACAATGCTTCTTTAACATCTTTAAACTAGATGATGAGGTACAGGGAAGTATTTGTCTAATAGACAGAAAACAAAAGAAAAAACAAGAGCAAAACACACTAACTTATTAACACTTAATCTGTAGCCAACTTTGTCAGGTGATAGGCAAACCTCTAACTAGAACCAAATAAAGAAATACTAATCCCTCCTGTATAAATTCTATTAGTAATTCCTCTAAGTAATAACTTAATAATACTCTTAATACTCCTTTACTTTATTAGGTACAGATTAATTATTTAAATATATAATTTAGGTACTGAGTTTACCTACAGAAATATTTATATTTTTAGGAATGGAGATTATGGAAAGTTTTGGAGTTTCAAATTTTTTATAGATACAGAATTGACAAGTCAAGGTAGGGTAATAGATATATCACACTTGAGACTCCTGCTCATTGTAGACATCCCCCCCGTATCAAATTCCTGTACTCCTATGACCCACCCCACTTGTTCATCGTCAGCTCATGTGTGTAGCTTACGCTACTGCTGAGTATGTGTACTCATACATCCTATCCATCTAGGTAACCTCTAGTTCTTTTCTATTGGTTCCAATCACATAAGGTATACGAACATGAACAAGCTAATCGACATCACCCTATTCGTAACAGGAATACCTATGGGTTTATTCTCAGCCTATACCATGTACCAAGAGGGTGCAGTAATAGAATCAATAGCACTGTTGCTAGCACTAGCTCTGGCTATAGGTCTTTATGTTTATGGTTCCATTAAGGAGAAACGTAATGGTAAAATACAGTAACCTGTTACTAGTACTGTTCATGAACTACTGCCTTGTGCATGTAGTTCTACAACTGTGCTCATACGGTGACGTAGCAGCTCCAATCATACTAACCCTAGTCTCAGTAGTGACTAGCATCTTAACCCTGTACGATTCATTCTACGAGGTATCTAATGATGAACTAATGGAAGGATTCTCACATGTGTAGTTCTTTCCTTGGTTCCATAACTAGACTCCTTCGGGAGTCTTTTTTATTTCCATCACACTTCAATAGATACATTTGAGTTACTCCTAGCTAATCACACTTCGGTTCTCCGTAGTTGGTTGGGAGATGGCTTACGCCTCTGTTGGGTGGTTTGTATTGTTAGACCACATTGATACAACTATTAATTAGGAGGTCCATTATGGCCACTGCAAAGTTTACCCTTGGCTCAGTATTACGTACTGTGTCATCTACTGCTGGTATGATTACTAACATCGTATCCACTGTAGGCACTGCTGCTGAAGTAGCTAATAGCTATGTAAGCTCTGCTGCACTACGTCAGAAGCAACGTCAGAACATTGATGATACTTCATGGCTGGAACAGTACATCGATGACAGGTCTGTAGAGCTTACAGAGTCTAAAGAAATACTGGGAGTATGGTTAGAAAAGTCACCTACTCGTAAGCTTGAATTTGACTCTATCCGTTCCAAACTCTTAGCTGCTGCCAACTATGAAGAAGCGCAGCCGAAAGACTAATACCCTTCCAACTTAGTCTTAACATGTGGATTTCATCCCACTAGGAGTCTACTTGCGTAAACTTAGATGGTTCACTTTTGTAGCTACAGTAATCTTACTTCTGTGGCTTACTCAACCTGAGCAACCTATTTGCTCACAATCCAATGTCCCTCGTTACTGTGTGGACTAAACACTATCAATCCAAAAGGATAAATATCATGGCTACTCCAAACCAATCTGCTGCTGCTCGTCGTTTACAACAATCTGCAATGGCTGCTGCTCAAACAGCTCCACAAGTTGCTGACTTCAAACAGACCTTCGGTACTCAGGGTAACATTGCTCAGTTCTCTACTGCTGGCTCTGTAGCTGCTCAGGACTTACCTAAAGCTCAATTCTGGCTGAACGTAGGTTATGACTCTGGTCAACCTCAGGAAGATGGCACAACTCGTTTTGTATCACTTCCACAGGGTATTGCACTGGATACTATGGAACCTGTTGCTACACGGTCATCCAACAGTGACTACGTTGCTTTCCAGCAATCACGTAACCACCTGTTAGACCAAATTCTGGCTAAAGCTGAAACTCTGGAAGCTGGTGAGTCAGTCATCATCAACCTGCAACTTCAGTTACGCCGTGTTAACGATGAACCTGTGGACATCCCATCTGTGGACAACCCATTCATCAAGCAGTTAGACCTGTAATCCTCAGTAGGTGGTAGCTCTCGTAGCTACTGCCTCTGTTTCCTTCCACGATAGTAACTAAGGACTTTTAAATGAACA